GTTTATTTTCAAAACGTTGCTTTAGGTTCTAACTTTACAGTTAATTTAAGAGGAAACTCTACTAATGCATTAAATGCAGTTTTAAATACTGGTGAATCAGTTACTGTTGCTCTTTTAGTTAAAAATAATAACACAACATTTTATAACAACGTACTTCAAGTTGATGGAACAACTGTTACAGCAATCTGGCAAGGTGGATCTGCTCCAACAACAGGAAATGCTTCATCTACAGATGTATATTCTTATACAGCAATTAAAACAGCAGCATCAACATACACAGTATTAGCCGCATTAACGCAATTTAAATAAGGAGAAGAAAGAATGCCTTTAAATTCAACACGTGGATCCGCTTCTGGAAAAGGATTTGGTTTTCTTGCTGGTGTTTTAAAAAGATATAACGTAGATTATTTAGTTGTGGCTGGTGGTGGTTCAGGAGGTTCTGGAAACATTACTGGTGGAGGTGGAGCTGGTGGATACAGAACATCGTTTCCAGGTGGATCAACGATTGAATTAATACAAGGAACATATCCTATTACAGTTGGAACAGGTGGTCAATTTTCACCGGGTTCAAGAGGTCAGCCAGGTGCTAATTCTACTTTTTCAACGATAACTTCTGCTGGAGGAGGTGGTGGAGGTGGTACTAGTAATCCAATAGGTGCAGATGGTGGTTCTGGTGGTGGTGGAGCAGGTGCTTTTACATCTCCAAATCAAGCTGGTTCTGGAAATGTTCCATCAGTAAGTCCGTCTCAAGGAAATCCTGGAAGCGCTGGATCAGTTAATAGTCCTCCTAACTTTGGAGCTGGAGCTGGAGGAGGGGCTTCTCAAGCTGGACTAGGTTCTGGTCAAGCTGCTCATCCTGGCGGAGCAGGATCATCAAATAGTATTACAGGTTCATCAGCAACTTACGCTGGTGGAGGAGGTGGAGCAAGATATCAAGCCCCTGCTGGAAACGGTGGAGCAGGTGGAGGTGGAACAGGTGATTCTAGTGGACAAAATGGAAATGGTTCTGGTACAGATGGAACAAATGGATTAGGAGGTGGAGGAGGAGGCGGTGATCATAATGGTGGAAATGGAGTTGTTATAATAAGAGCTCCAAGTTTATCAAATCTATCCGTAAGTCCTGGAAGTAATCAAACTTCTACGGCTCCTGGTGGAGAAAAAATTGCTACATTTAATGTAACAGGAAATTTAACAGTATCATAATATGGCATTTTTTGCAGAAATAGACATAACAAATAGAGTTTTAAGAGTAGTTGTTGCTTGTGATCAAGACGTTTTAAATAATGGAGGTCATGGGTCTCAACAAGCTGCTGATCATTTTACAAAAGTGTGTCCTTTATCAGAAGATGGAGTTAAGTGGATTGAAACTTTTAAAGATAAATCTCAAAGAAAAAGATTTGCAGCAATTAATGGATATTATGATTTAGGTAGAGATGCTTTTATATACCAACAACCATATCCTTCATGGTCGTTAGACGAAACAGGTGAATGGAAAGCTCCAATTGAAAAACCTTCAATCGATAATGAAAAACCTATTTCTGAAGGCAATACATATTTAGTTATGAATTTAAATTGGGATGAAAATAATCAAAAATGGAGATGTCAAGATAGAGACAATAATCAATATGAATGGATATCATCTTCTAAATCTTGGTTAAAAATAAACTAAATACCCTTGATTTAATTTTATAAGTTAGTTATATTCATATTAATAAAGTATGAATTTAAAAGAATATTATTGGTATTTTAAATCTGCATTGCCAAAATCATTTTGTGAAGAAGTTATTAAATATGCTCTTAATAAACAAGAGCAACTTGCTCTTATTGGTAAAACACAAGAAATTTTAGAAAAAAAAGGATCTTTAGATAAAAAAGAAATCAATAATTTAAAAAAACAAAGAAATTCTAATATAGTTTGGTTAAATGAAAAATGGATTTATAAAGAAATAACACCTTTTATACATTTAGCTAATAAAAATGCAGGTTGGAATTTTGAATGGGATTGGTCAGAAACATGTCAATTTACAAAATATAAAAAGGGTCAATTTTATGATTGGCACTCCGATAGTTGGGAAAAACCATATGATTGTCCCAATGATTTAAATTTACATGGTAAAATTAGAAAATTATCTGTAACTTGTTCTTTATCAGACCCCTCTACTTATAAGGGTGGTGAATTAGAATTTGATTTTAGAAATGATGTAAAAAATAAAATTAGAGTATGTAAAGAAATATTGCCACAAGGATCAATAGTTGTTTTTCCTTCTCATGTTTGGCATAGAGTAAAACCTGTTTTAAAAGGAACTAGATATTCTTTAGTTGTGTGGAATTGTGGTAAACCTTTTATATAAATGAAAAAATTTTATTTTTTGTGTTCAATGCCGAGAGCGGGAAATACTATTATTTCTTCTATTATTAATAATAATAAAAATATTAAAATAACGGCAAATAGTATTGTTTGCGAAATAATATATAATTTAGAAACATTAAAAAAAGATAGCTTATTTATTAATTTTCCAAATGAAAAATCACTTAATAATATAATTAATAATACTTTTAATAATTATTATAGTGATTGGGATGCAAATACTATTATAGATAGAGGGCCATGGGGAACACCTGAAAATTTATTTAATTTAAAAAAAATATTTAAATATCCAAAATTTATTATTTTGTATAGACCAGTATTAGAATGCCTTGCTTCTTTTGTTAAAATATTTAAACCAAATAATTTAAATGAATTTGTAGAAAAATTTATGGATCCCTTTAATGGAGCAATAGGTAAAAATTTATGGAGTATTAAAAATATTATAGACAATAAAGAAAACTACACAGTTATTCATTTTAAAGATTTTATTAAAAACCCTGAAAAAGAATTAAAAAAAATATGTAAATATACAAATAATAAATTTATTAAAAAAGAATTAAAAAAAATAAAACAATTTTCTATTAATAATATTAAATACAATGATGCTGTATTTGGTGTAGATATACATAAAATTAAAACAAATTCTATAAATCATAGTTATTATGATTATAAAAAAATACTTTCAAATGAAATTATAAATAAATATAAAAATAAAGATGTTTTATGAAAATTTTAATATTCGGATTACCAGGATCTGGCAAAACTACATTTGCTAAAAAATTAGTTAAGAATAAAAACATACCCCACTTTAATGCGGATGATATTAGAGAACTATTTGAAGACTGGGATTTTACAGATTTAGGTAGAAGAAGACAGGCAAATAGAATGATGACTATGTGTGATCTTGCAGTAAATCATGTCGTTGTAGACTTTGTTTGTCCATTTGAATCTTATAGATCTTTCTATGACATGAAGATTTGGATGAATACTATTAATAAAGGAAGATTTGAAGATACCAATAAAGTATTTGAAAAACCTAAAAAAGTAGATTTTGAGATAAAAGATTTTAATTACGATAACATAATAAAGGAAATACATGCAAAATTTTAAATATATAGGAAAAATAAAAATAAATAATTTTAAAAATAAAATAAATAATTTTGATGATAAATTATGGGAAAAATTTAGTTTTAGGCAAAAAACATTTGAGGTACATAAAGAAACAAAAACTATTCCATTAATATTTGACACTGATTTTAGATTAACTAATCCAACTTATTTAAATGAATATGAAATATTTAAAGATGAACTTAAAATAATAAAAAATAAATTAACGAAAATATATGGAAATGGTTTTATAATAAGAGCAATATTAGTTAATCTTAAATCAAAAAGCAATATAGGTAAGCACATTGATAATGGAAAAAGTCTATCTATTTGTCATAGAATTCATATTCCTATAATTACAAATAAAAATGTATTTTTTGAAATTGATAAAGAAGTTAAAAATTTAAAAGAAGGAGAAATGTGGGAAATTAATAATTCTGAAAAAATTCATTCTGTTACAAATAATAGTAATAAAGACAGGATTCATTTAATTGTGGATTGGATAAATGATTGATTATACAAAACCTACTGCGCAAATGTTAGGACGTTGGCAACCTTTTCATAAAGGACACATTGAATTATTTAAAAAAATATTAAAAAAAACAGGGCAAGTTCAAATTATGGTTAGATCAATGACTAAATCAAAATCTAATCCTTTTAATTTTAATGAAATTAAAAAAAATATAGATAATAAATTAAGAAAATACAAAGGTAAATTTAAAGTCATAAAAGTTGCAAATATTACTAATATATGTTATGGAAGAGATGTAGGATATAAAATTGAAAAAATAATTTTACCTAAACAGATACAAAAAATATCTGCTACTAAAATTAGAAAAAGAATGAAATATGGAATTTAAAAAAAATAAATATGCTGTATTGAGAAAAGCAATACCTGAAGAAATAGCTAATTTTTGTTATGAATATTTAATGATAAAAAGAAAAGCTACAGAAATAATGTTTAAATCAAATTATTTATCACCTTATTCAGAATATTTTGGTACCTTTAACGATAAACAAGTTCCTAATACTTATTCTCATTATGCTGATTTTGGTATGGAAACTTTATTATTATATGTTTTACCCAAAATAGAAAAAATTACAAAATTAAAATTAATCCCTAATTATTCTTATATGAGGATATATAAAAAAGAAGATATCTTACATAGACATAAAGATAGATTTAGTTGTGAAATATCAGCTACTCTTAATTTAGGGGGAGACTTATGGCCAATTTATTTAGAACCAGATTCTAGTAAAGGAAAAGATACTAAAAATGGATATGAACCAGGTAACACAAAAGGTAAAAAAATAATATTAAAAAAATGTGATATGTTGATTTATAAAGGAAGTGAACTAGAGCATTGGAGAGAATCTTTTAATGGTGAAGATTGTGTACAAGTATTTTTTCATTATACAGATGAAAAAACAAAAGGAGCAATTGAAAATAAATTTGATAGAAGACCTTTTTTAGGTCTTCCTGCATATTTTAAAAAATAATTATGGACTATACAAAAGACGAAATTATAAAAGATTTAACAGAAAAATTAATTGTTGCCGAGCAATTAAAAAAATCTGAGATATTACGTAATAAAGATTTATTAGAAATTATTGAAAAACAAGATTTGTACATAGATACTTTACGCAAAATAAATGAAAATTTTTCTAACAAAATATGCAAATTACAAATTAGATTAAAAAATATTGTTTTAAAAATAGATGAAAGAACATAGTATAAATAAAAAAAATAATTTCATTTCAGGTTGGTACATGAAAGATACTTCTATATGTGATGGAATTATACGTATTTTTGAAAATTCTAAAAAACAGGCTGGGAAATTATATTTAAAAGAAGATACATCAATAAAAAAATCAACAGATGTGTATATACACACTGAAGATGGTAGAGAAGAAGTAGTTAAATATTTAAATCATTTATCCGAATGCATTAATAAATATAAAAAACAATATGTTTATGCAGATATCGGTCAACCTAGTTGGAAAGTTCTAGAGACTTTTAATATTCAAAAATATTTACCTAATGAAGGATTTTATAAATTTCATTGTGAAAAAACAGGTGGAACAAATAATCCTATAATTAATAATAGGCATTTAGTTTTTATGACTTATTTAAATGATTTAAAATTAAAAGGAGGAGAAACAGAATGGTTTTATCAAAAATTAAAAATAAAACCTGAAAAAGGATTAACTGTTATTTGGCCAGCAGAATGGATGTTTACCCATCGAGGTATTGTTTCTAAAAAAGAAACAAAAATAATAGCAACAGGGTGGTATTCATTTATTTAAATGAACAATTTTCTTAATTTATTTTCATCTGTAATCTTATATAAAGATATAAAAATTAATAATAAAAATTTATTAAATTTTATTAATAATATAAAAAAAAATGATAAAGGAAGAATTTTAAGCAATGAAGGTGGATGGCAAAGTAATGGTTTAGATCAAAACAAAAAAGAATTAAAAGAATTAAAAGAAAATATAATTGAAGAAGTTAAAAATTATTCAAATTATGTTTCTTTATTAAATAATAAAAATTATTTACAAGAAATATGGGTTAATATAAATAATTATAAAGATTATAATTTATTACACAATCATCCAAAAAGTATTATCTCAGGAAGTTATTATTTAAAAACACCTAAAAATTGTGGAAACATAATTTTATATCACCCATGTAATCAAATGTCAGTTGACTGGGATCCTGTTATAAAACAATATAATCATTTAAATTCTACAACATGGAATATTCCAGTAGAAGAAGGAAAATTAATTTTATTTCCATCTTGGCTTTATCATTCAGTAAGTCCAAATTTAAATAAAAAAGAAGAAAGAATATCTCTGGCCTTTAATATATGCGAGAAAAAAATATGAAATATGATTATTGGGCATGGAAAAAAATAATTTCTAAAAAAGACATTATTTTATTAAATAAAATAATAGAAAAAGAGTTTTCAGTTGAAGAACCTATAGAAAGAGGAGCTACTGATAAAAAAGGAGAATTTAAAAAAACATGTAAAGTTTTATTATGTAAATATGGTAAAATAAAAAATTTATTAAATAATGTTTATAACGAAGCATTGGAATCAAATTCACATAATTTTGGATATAGTTTATTTCCATTAACTGATTTTTCTTTTTGTAATCTTAATATTTATTCTGATAAAAATAATCAAAAATATGATTGGCATGTAGATGAAGCATCTGGGGATAGAATAGATATGAAGTTAACACTATTAATTAATCTTTCTATTAAAAAATATGAAGGTGGTGAATTTTTAATTTTTAAAACAAACGAATATGTAGTTAAAGACTTTAGTGAACCAGGAGATATGTTAATGTTTAAATCATCTATTAATCATAAAGTATCCCCTATTATTTCTGGGGAAAGAAGGACTCTAGCTATTTTTTTACATGGTCCTAGATTTATTTAAAACTGTTAAATAATTAAAAATAGTAATATAATTAAATTTAGTATATATAGGGACCATGCCTTTACAGAAAATACAATTTAAGCCAGGATTTAATAAACAACAAACTGCAACCGGAGCCGAAGGGCAATGGATTGATGGTGATAATATTAGATTTCGTTATGGTGAACCACAAAAGATAGGTGGTTTCCAGCAACTAGTTGCTAGCACCGTAGCAGGTCCTGTTAGAGACCAGCATACATGGACAGCATTAGATGGTAAAAAATATGCAGCTTTAGGGTCTTCTAAATTATTAGTTGTTTATTATGAAGGTTCTTTTTTTGATATTACACCTCTCGGAACAGCGCTAACAGGAGCAACTTATACATCTACAACATCTTCAACAACTGTAACAATCAATTTAACAGCACATGGATTATCAGTTGGTGATTATATAATATTTACAAGTGTTACAACTCCAGGATCCCCTACAACAAGTTATACATCAGCAGATTTTACAACAAATACATTTGAAGTAATTTCAGTACCAACAGCAAATACTTTTAGAATTACTATGGCAAGTGCTGAAACAGGAACAGGTGTGACTGCAGGTGGAACTTTAACAATGACACCTTATGTATTTATTGGTCCAACATTTCAAACTCCAGCTTATGGATTTGGTACAGGATTATGGGGTGGAGTAGTTATTCCAAGTGTAACGACTACATTAAATGGAGCAATCAATTCAGCAGTTACAACTATAACAGTTACTTCAGCTGCAGCATTTCCGTCATCTGGAAGAATAGATATTGATACAGAATTAATTACTTATACAAGTAAAAATGCAACTCAATTTTTAGGATGTACAAGAGGTGCAAATGGTACAACTGCAGCATCACATTTAACTCTTGCAACTGTAACTAATGCAACATCTTGGCAAGATTGGGGAGAAGAATCTTCAAATACAACTGTTAATCTAGAGCCTGGTTCCTGGTCCCTAGATAACTTTGGTCAGGTACTTGTTGCAACAATTAAGAATGGAGCAACTTATACTTGGGATCCATCTACAGCAGGTAGACTTTCTATAAGAGCAACTGTTGTGAGTGGAGCACCTACAAAATCTATTATGACTATTGTTTCAGATAGAGATAGGCATCTATTTGCAATGGGAACTGAAACAACAATTGGAGATACTACATCGTTTGATCCAATGCTTATAAGATTTTCAAATCAAGAAGATATTAGTACATGGTCTCCAAAAGTTACAAATACTGCAGGTACATTTAGATTAGATACTGGAAATACAATTATTGGCGCGGTACAAGGTAAAGATTATATATTAGTTTTAACGGATCAAGCGGCTTATACGATTCAATATGTTGGTCCACCGTTTACATTCTCTATTAGACAGGTAGGTACAAACTGTGGATGTCTTGGACAACACGCTATGATATTTGCTCAAGGAGCGGTGTTTTGGATGGGTTTTGGAGGAGGTTTTTTTGCATTTGATGGTACGGTTAAACAAATACCTTCTTTAGTTGAAGACTTTGTATTTACAAATGATGGAGATAATTTAGGAATTAACTATGATGCAAATCAAATTTCTTATGCATATCACAATTCGTTATATAATGAAGTCGGTTGGAATTATGCAAAATCAGGATCACAACAAGTGGATAGAAATGTTGTTTATAACTTTGTTGAAAATACCTGGGCCGTTGGATCATTAGCAAGAACAACATATCAAGATTCTGTTACTTTTGATTTACCTTATGCAACTCAATATAATGCAACGGGTACTCCAACATTTCCTACCATTAACGGTGTAACTAATACTTATGGTTCATCTAAATACTGGGCACAAGAAACGGGTGTTAATGAAGTAGATGCAGATGGTAATGCTACAGCGATAGCTGCTTATATTAAATCTGGAGACTATGATATATCTGAACAAGGTTTAGGTGGAGATGGACAATTGATTATGCGTGTTAGAAGATTTGTACCGGATTTTAAAAACTTAGAAGGAAATGCAAAAATAACTTTATTCTTTAGAGATTATCCAGCAAATGCTGATTCAACACCTTCTACAACACCACCATTAATTACTGGACCCTTTACTATTACTTCATCAACTGATAAAGTAGATACACGTGTGCGAGGAAGACAAGTGAGTTTAAAAATTGAAAATGAAGCAGTAAATGAGACTTGGAGATATGGAACTCTAAGATTAGATATTGAAGCAGGAGGAAGAAGATAATGGCAAAAATTACAGCATATATACCAGAGCCAACGGATAACTATGATGTTAATAATCAAAGACAAATATTAGAAGCAGTTACTACAATTAAAAATCAATTAAACTTTGGATTTCAAAAAGAT